GAAGCCCTGATGCTGGTCAAACCAGACACTTGGAAGTTCTTTAATCAGCCGTCTGGCATGGTAGAAGAACGTAATTCTGAGGGTAATCTGACTGGTTACCACCTAAATGACAAGGCAGAGAACCGCGCAAACCTAACTCCAGACTATTATCCTCGCATTATCGAGGGCAAAACAAAGTCTTGGATTGATGTCTATGTGATGAATAAGGTCGGGACGCTATCAGATGGTAAGCCAGTATACTCCATGTTCGTCGAAGATGTGCATGTGTCAAAAGACCCCATACTCCCAGTGCCTCATGTTCCGATCATTGTTGGGATGGACTTTGGTCTTACTCCTGCTGCTGTCTTTGCTCAGCATGTACGAGGCAAGTGGGTCGTCCTGCATGAGTTGGTAGCAGAGGATATGGGCATTGTCCGATTTGCTGAACTATTCCGCATTGAGGCAGCGCAGAGATTTCCTCAATCACAATTCATGGTTTATGGAGATCCTGCTGGTGACTATAGAGCACAAACTGATGAGCGAACTCCGTTTCAGATCCTTCGTTCAGCGGGTATTAAAGCGTTTCCTGCTGGTAATAATGATCCTGCGCTACGCATTGAAGCCGTCACGTCTTCGTTAAATCGTATGATCGACGGGCAAGCGGCCTTCTTGGTTGATAGTCGCTGCGTAAATCTACTGCGTGGCTTCAAGGGTGGCTACCACTATAGGCGTATGCAAGTCAGTGGGACTGTTCGGCATGACTCTAAACCCGAAAAGAATAAGTTTTCTCACGTTCATGATGCCCTGCAATACTGTCTTATTGGCGGTGGAGAGGGCAGAAGCCTTACATTGACTGGTCAGAATAGACGGCCTGTCATGGTAAAGGGTGAGTTTGATGTGTTCAATCGGAAGCCTTTGCAAAGAAAACAGAACAGAGTTATATCTAGTCCATTGTAAACTTGCGCTTAGGCGTGTATGGCTCGAATAGAAAATGGAGTGTCCCATGTGCTTTTCATCCCCTAAACCGCCTCCTGTTCCACCACCCGATCCTGCAATCGCTGAACAGCAAGCCGCTGCAAAGGCTGATGCTGCTGCCGTTAAGGCACAGGATAAAGAAAAGCGTCTTCAAGATGCTGTTTCTAAAGGCTCTGGTGTCTACGGTATGCGTTCTCTTATCTCTGGCTCTCGTGGTGGTGGCGGCTTTGGTCGCGGATTGATGGGCTAACAGATGATTGAAGTTGAACAACTTCCTCAAATTACCCCTAATGAGGGGGCAAACCTTGTCGCCAAGTTTAATCGCGCCAAGCGAATTAAAGATATGTGGGCTTCAAAGTTTGAGGAATGTTATGAATACGCTCTACCGCAACGCGAAAGTTTTTATGCTGAAGCTCAAGGACAGGTTCGGACTGATAAAATTTTTGATGAGACTGCGGTGGTTGGTGTTCAAGAGTTCGCTTCCCGCCTACAAGCTGGCCTTGTTCCAAACTTTGCGCGTTGGGCAGAACTGGTTTCTGGATCTGAAATCCCTGCTGATCAACGCTCTGAAGTCGATAAGGCTCTGGAGATCGTAACCAACTACGTCTTCGAGATCATTCAGAACTCTAACTTCTCGCAAGAGATCCATGAGAACTTCCTTGATTTGGCTGTTGGTACTGCTTGTCTATCTATTACAGAAGGTGATGCGCTGAACCCAGTTATGTTCACTGCATTGCCTCTGTCACAACTTTATCTTGATACTGGTCCAGACGATATGATTGATCATATCTTCCGTGAACGCCCACTTCGTGCGTCCAATATCAAGTATGCTTACCCAAAAGCTACTCTACCAGAAGCCGTTGCCCGTAATCTTTCTATGGGTAAGGACGAAATGATCAAGCTGGTAGACTGCACATACCGTATCTTTGGTAGCATGGAAGAAGAAACACGCCGTTGTGTGTTTGATCCGAAGACTTCAGAGATCTATTTCAAGGAATCGTATAAGGGGACTGGCTCTAATCCCTTTATTTCATTCCGCTGGTCTAAGGCTGCTGGTGAAGTCTGGGGTCGTGGTCCCCTGATGAACGCCATGCCAGCGATCAAAACCTGTAATCTTACCATGCAGTTGATTCTTGAGAACGCACAGATGTCGATCTCTGGTATCTATACGATGGAAGATGATGGCATTGTAAATCCTGATACGATCCAACTTTTGCCCGGAACTTTGATTCCCGTTGCGGCTGGCTCTAGTGGACTCAAGTCAATTTCCCCTGCTGGTAACTTTGATGTTGCGCAGCTTGTGCTTAATGACATGCGGATGAACATCCGTAAGGCTCTTTACAATGACATGCTCGGCAATCCTGATAAGACTCCAATGTCTGCTACCGAAGTCAGTCAGCGAATGGCTGATCTTTCTCGCCAAATTGGTGCTGCATTTGGTCGTCTTCAGTCTGAAATGGTTAACCCTGTTCTGCGTCGCGTTGTTTATATTTTAAAGAAACAGGGTCGTATCCAAGTACCGAGCGTCAATGGTCGTGAAGTCAAGGTTCGTTCGACAAGTCCACTTGCTCAGGGTCAGGCACAGCAGGATATTGTTGCGTTTGATCACTTTGTAAGCCTTGTTCAGCAACGCTTTGGCCCACAGATTGTTAATCTGCTGGTTAAGAGTGAAGATGCTGCCAAGTATCTGGCAGATAAGTTTAGCGTTCCTGAGCGTCTGTTGCGCTCTGATGGCGAACGCGCTAAATTAGTGGCCCAATTAACACAACAAATGGGTGCTATGAATGGACAGCAACAGCAACAACAACCAGAACAGCCCCCGCAAGGTGCGGCTGGTGGTGGGATGTGACGGCTTAGAGCGTTCCGAAACTAAAGAATTAGAACTAAATAGGCTATTTAATGGGGTGTTCTCTAGCGAAGGCGCGAAAGAATGTCTTGCATATTTGCGATCTATTACAGTAAATTACGTTGGTGGTCCAAATATCACGCCAAATGAACTCATGCATCGAGAAGGATCGCGCTACCTTGTCGGCATTATCGAACAGCGTATTGAAAAAGGAAAGTTAAAATGAGTTTGATTAACGCAACAGAAGGTGCAGATACCTCTAATGCTGATGGTCAACAGGTCGAGAACCAGAATGTAGAAGGCCGTCCTGATTGGTTGCCTGAGAAATTCTGGGTTGAAGATAAAGCCAACTGGGAAAATCTTGCCAAGTCATACGGTGAACTTGAGACCAAGTTTCGTTCTAAAGAAGATGATCTCAAGGCCAAGCTGATTGATGAGCTGGCTGCTGAAGCCTACAACAATCGTCCAGAGTCGGCAGATCTCTATGCTATTCCAGAAGTAGAAGGTATTCAGATCGAGGAAGTAGCAAATCACCCATTGACTAAGTGGTGGTCTGAATTTTCCTACGAGAATGGCTTTGATCAAGAGACGTTCCAAACTGGCATCAAGACTTATATTGACTCAAAGATGGCAGAGATGCCAAACTATGAAGTTGAGATGCAGAAACTTGGCGAAAATGCCAAGGTTCGCACTGAAGCTATTGGTCTATGGGTTGGAAAGAATTTTAATCCAGAAGAACAGAGATCTCTTGAACGTATTTGCTCTACAGCAGAAGGTGTAGCAACCGTTGAAAAACTGATGAGCATGATCCGTGGCGACTCTACTGCGGTAATTGACTCAGCTCCTTCTGATACTACGGAACAGGATGTTAAGAAGATGATGCAAGATCGCCGTTATTGGCATCCTGCTGATCGTGATCCTACGTATATTGCAAAGGTCGAGTCCTTCTTTAAGAAGAAATACGGCTAATGATTATACGCCCATTGCAGCCAGAGGATGTAATTGATTGCATCAATGCTGGTCGTGAGATGCATAGCGAAAGTGCCTATGCATCTACTCCATTCAGTGAACGTAGTCTGCTTACTCTTTCGCAGCAATGCCTAGATAATCCAGACTATGTTTGCTTTGTTGGATATGAGGGTAGCGAATTAGTGGGGATGATGGTCGGTGTCAAGGCAAACTATTGGTTCTCTGATTCTGCTTCTTACGCTGCTGATCTTGCTCTCTATGTCCGTAAAGATTTCAGAGGGTCAACTTGTGCTATACGACTATTACAGGCATTTATGCGATGGGCCAAAGCCGCAGGATGCTTGGATGTTCGCTGTGGTGTAACAACAAAGATCAATCCAGATGTAGCCAGACGGCTCTATGTCGATGGTTTTGGCTTTGAAGATGGTGGTACACTGTATACAAAGCGAATAAGTCCATTGACTGCGTAAGTCTCTTAATAGAAAGATCTGGTTCGAGGCCCGTATTAAGTTGAGTAAGCCCCGCAAGGGACAACTTGTTATCTCAATGCAGTCGGATAACCTTTTAACCCAAGGTGTAACTCAACAGTGAAAGGAACGCATTATGGCTTTGACCATTGATCAGGCGTTTATTAAACAGTTCGAGTCCGAAGTGCATATGGCTTACCAACGCGCTGGCTCGAAGCTCCGCAATACTACCCGTTTCAAGGGTAACGTGAATGGTACTTCTACTACCTTCCAAAAAGTAGGCACTGGCACTGCTTCTCAGAAGGGTCGTCATGGCAATGTTCCTGTAATGAGCATTGATCACACGAACGTAGAGTGCGTATTGTCTGACTACTATGCCGCTGATTATGTTGATAAACTCGATGAGTTGAAGATCAACATCGACGAGCGTCAGGTCGTTGCTCAGTCTGCCGCTAATGCTCTTGGTCGTAAGTCCGACGATCTGATCATCACGCAGCTTGATGCATCGTCTAACGTCATCACTGAATCTGGCACTGATGGCTTGACTCAGGCAAAGATCAATCTTGTCTTCGAAACCTTTGGCACGAACGATGTCCCTGATGATGGTGAGCGTTACTTTGTAATCTCTCCTGCTGCATGGGTCGATCTGCTTGGTATCAGCGCGTTCAGCGATGCAGACTTCATCGGTTCTGATGATCTGCCATACAAAGGCGGCATGGTTGCAAAGCGTTGGCTTGGCTTTATGTGGATGACCCACTCTGGTCTGCCTATTGCCTCGACCATTCGTAAGTGCTTTGCTTATCATCGCACTGCTGTTGGCCTTGCTTCTGGTCAGGATGTATCCACGGAAGTGAACTACGTTCCTGAGAAGGCTGCTCACTTGGTCACTTCGAGCATGTCGCAGGGTTCAATCCTGATCGACACCCGTGGTACCTACGAAGTCCAGATTAAGGAGTAATTGATCATGGCGTTCTCTCGTACTGCGTTTGCTAAACTTTCTGGTGGTGCTCGTCAGTTGCACTACTATTCTTCGGCTGATGCTATTGGCACGATTGTTGGTTCGGGTTACTTTAATACCGCAACTGATGATCTCAAGCAGAATGACATCATCCTCGCTGTTGGTTCTGTTGGTGGTACTCAGACCGTAGACATGCTTGTTGTTACGTCTGCGACTGGTGCTGCTACGGTTACGACCACTAACGGCACTTGATAGTTAGGGGCGTTTCCTCCTTTTCGCCCCCAGTATGGGAGAGATTACACGATCTCTCCCATTTCTTTATGTGGAGATAGATGGTGGCTATTACCGATATTGATATTTGTGCTCGTGCTTTAATCTTGATCGGTGCATCACCTATCACATCGTTTGATGACGGCACAACTGAAGCTACGGTAGCCTCCAATCTCTACGAAGACACGGTTAAAGATCTTCTTTCCCGTCATCGCTGGCGGTTCTCAACTGGTCAAGTGCAAATGTCTCGCTTGACTGCTGTGCCTGATGCACGTTGGGATGCAGCCTATCAGCTTCCTGCCGATCAAATCCTTGTCCATGCTGTAATGATCAATGATAACGTGGTTCCTTATGACCGTTATCAGGATATGATCTATTGCAATGCAACATCTGAAGAAGAAGTCTATATTGACTACTCATTCAGATCGACTGAGGATAGCTGGCCTCCATATTTTATCACCCTAGTTCAGTATCAACTGGCTTCTATCTTTGCCTACTCTGTTGCTGCTCAAGAAGGGCTTGCTACTATGTGGGAAAATAAAGCTACTCGCCAACTTGCTGCTGCTCGTTCCCTTGATAGTCAAAGTCAGACAACTCGTCGGCTTAATGTTCAGCGGTATCATCAACTTCGCACTACAATTCGGGGGTAAGTATGGGCGTTAAACTTGTCCAAACAAACTTCTCGTCTGGCGAGGTAGATCCGCTTTTGGATATGCGCCATGATACTGGTGCGTATGTAAATGGCGCACGTAAACTACGTAATGTTGCACTGCTCAATCAGGGCGGTGTTGCTCGTCGTGCTGGCACTACGCATCTTAATACGTTGACTGCACGTACACGCCTTGTTCCATTTGAGTTCTCAGCGACTGAGCGTTATATCTTTGCATTTTCCAATACACGCCTTGATATTTATGGAACAGACGGAACACTTATTACCTCATTGACGGGCTGTCCTTGGACGACTTCAATCTTATTCAGCATGACCTATACTCAGGCTGCTGATGTTATGATTATTTGTCACCAGACAATGCCTATGCAGAAGATTGTTCGTACTGGATCTACGACATTTACAAGAGATGCGCTTGCATTTACAGAAGGTGTAAATGGAGATCAGATATTCCAGCCATATTACAAGTTTGCAGATGATGCCATAACCCTTAAGGCAAGTGCATCAACTGGCAGCGGTATCACAATCACTGCAAGTTCTGCATACTTTACATCTTCCTATGTTGGCTTGCGCTTACGCTGGTATGGCATTGAGATTCTTATTACTGGATATACAAGTTCGACTGTCTTAACTGGGACAATTAAGGGTGAGTTAAAAGCATCCTATGATATTGATCCTCTTAAAATGTCTGATGGGTCTAATGTTGTAGAGGTTACTCATGCTCAACATGGCCTTTCTACTGGAACATCTCTTACTATCTCTGGTGCTAATGGATTTGCTGGTGTTGCCTCTAACCAGATTAACGGCGCACGAACAATTACCGTTATTGATGACAATCATTACACTTTTGTAGCTGGTTCTAATGCGTCATCTAGTGCTGATGGTGGTGGCCCTAATGTCCATTTTGCTGGAACAAACATTCCAACACGTAACTGGGATGAACCGTCATTCTCCATTGTGACAGGATATGCTGGTGCTTGCACATTCCATGAATCGCGTCTCTGGCTTGGGGGATCTGCATCTCAGCCTGATGCATTGTGGGCCTCTAAGATCAATCAGTTCTTTAACTTTGATGTTGGTGAAGGACTTGATAATGAATCAATCCAAGTCACAGTTGGATCCGATGACATATCAAACGTAAAGCATCTTGTGTCTAATCGGCACTTGCAGATTTTTACATCGACATCCGAGTTTTATATTCCTCGTAACCAAAACACTACGGTTACGGCTGGCAATATTACGATCAATAGGCAGACTCCGTATGGTTGTGCTGATATTCCTCCACATCCTTTTGATGGTGCGACAGTCTATGTCCAAGCCACGCTGAAGGCTGTTCGTGAGTTTATCTATACAGATACAGAACAGGCGTATAACTCGGCTGCCCTGACCATCCTATCTGATCATCTTGTGCAATCTCCATTTGATATGGCTGTAAGCTACGGCACATCAAAACGATCTGAGCAGTATCTCCTACTTGTCAACAATGATGGCACAATGGCTATCTTCCATTCTGCTCGGGCTGAAAAGCTGGCAGGATGGACGTTATGGAGCACAGAACACCCATCTGGGATTGCCAAGTTTGATAGCGTTGTAACAATTGGAGATAAGATCTATGTGTCTGTTCTCCGTGGTACATCATATTATCTTGAGCAGTTTGCAGCCGATCATCTTGATCTGTCTCTTGATTGCTCAAGGTCATATACAAGCGGATCTGCTCAAACAGTATGGACTGTTAACTCGATCTATCAGAACAGGGTTATATCGGTTGTATCAAACAACTATTACCTTGGAGACTATACGGTAAATGGCTCTAATCAGATTACACTGAATGATGCAGTAACAGATATTGTCGTAGGCTTTAACTACGACGTGGAAGTAGAAACACTTCCAGTTCATATTGCGCTTCCGCAAGGTGTGTACACGGGTAGACCAAAACGTATTGCTCGTGTTATTCTTGGCCTTAATAGCACTCTTGCTGTTACTGTAAGGGGTAATCGACTTATTATTCGTCAGGTTACGGATGATTTCTCTTTGGCCCCAACTGCTGTAACTGGCAAAAGAGAGTTCTTTCTGCTTGGGTTTAATAGGGATGCAACGGTGCTTATAACTCAATCTGAACCATTGCCCATGCGGCTGCTTGGTCTAGCAATGGAGGTATCTGTATAATGTGTGATCCAGTTACATTATTGATTGCGTCTACTGCTGTATCTGCCATTGGTGGCGTAGCTCAGGCTGGCATGACTTCTGCTGCTGCCGAGTCTGAAGCAGCGTTCCGTAACTATCAGATCGAGATCCAAAATCGTCAGCTTGAGGAAGACAAGAAGCAAGCTGAGATCCAAGCCCTTCAGCAAGAGAACGCTCGGCAAGAGGCTTCTCGTCGCGCTCGTGCAACCAATGAGGCGTTCATTGCGTCATCTGGTGTCGGTGAAAATATCTCTTTCTTGCAGGGTGCTGATGTTGTTGCAGAGGAAAATCTTCGTCGTGATGTTGCAAGTATGCGTCTTAATGCTGTAATTGGTCAGAACCGTATTGCTGATCAAATCACGGTAAATAAAGCAGAAGGTCAATTTGCTACTGCTCGTGCTGGCATGACCTCTCAAGGTGCATATATTGGGGCTGTTACAAATGTAGCCTCAACTGCTTTAAGCAATGCTTATCGTTATAAGACTGGTCGGATAGGATAAATAAATGCCAATTCAAATTGACCCACAACAGATTGCAGTCCAGCCAAGTGGTCGGTATATCCGTGAGTTTAAAACGGATCTTCCTCGTCCTAATTTAAATGTTAATGCTATTGCAGAAGGCATTGGGCAAATTGGCGGGGAGATGTTAGATCGGCAAGCAAAGATCACTGGTCGTGAAGCTGGTCTAAATGCTGTTGTTGAGAAAGACGCAAGCGGAAATTATAATCCACCGCCTCCTCCAGAAACATTTGGAGATACGGCTCGGCTTGCATACAACACTGCTGTTGAACAGACTTACACAAATTCTGTATATCGTGACATGGAGCGCAATCTTAATGAGATTGCTAACAAACCAAATACGCCTCCAGAACAACGCATCCAATTAATGAGCACCTATATAGAATCAACGCTTAATAGTGTTGATCCTAAATATAAGGGCCAATTGAATATAATTGCTGGTCGTGAGTTTAACCAGCGTCAGGCTTCTATTCTTAATCAGGCTCGCAGTGATGATGCTACTTATCGTTATCATGCACTTGAAGGTGATGCTAAAAAATTTACAAATAGTGCAATTGATGCATGGGCTGCTGGTTCTTTTGAAGACGGTAACAATCTTTTGGCAGAAGCCCGTAAATCATACGAGACTAGTGCTCGGTTAAAAACAACCGATGAAAATCTTATCGCCGATCAAATGCGTAAGTTTGATCAGCAAACGAACGGATTTCGCTGGTTTAATGAAACATACCAAAAGGTTCGTGATGCTGTTGCAAACAAGACAGCTGATCCAGAAGAACTTAGCCGTCTAACTACTATGCTTCAAGAAGGAGCAACAGGCACAGGTGCAACTGCATTTGGCATGACTGAAAAAGATATTGTCCAAAACATGTCTGGCGAAGCTCGTAAGCATATGAGGCAGATCGTTAACACTCTTGATAAAGAGTATTCAGCAACATTTGCTAAAAGCAATGAAGAACGTAAAACTCAAGAACTCCATGACTTTTTGACCAATGGAGGCACGTTCAAACCTGATATGTATTCAGATAAAGATCTTGCCAATGCTGCTCGTAAAGCAGCAGCAGATGCTAACCTCAATCCATATAGCGTTGAGGGTGCAAGAAGCCTAGCATATCAATTTAATGGTGTGCTTCCAAAAGAAATGTATAATTCATTTTTTGCTGGTATCCATGAAAATGATGCTGGAACACCAGAAGGTGCTAAACGTATTCTTGAGCGTCTTGAACTTTATCGTGGGTTGAAAGATCTTCAAACACGAACTGGTACTCAAGATCGTACAGACCTTATTAGTCAGACTGAGCGTAACTATCTTCATGTTCTTAATGATAGAATAATGGCTCAATATGGTATTCAAGAAGCAGATCGTGCTGTTAAAGAAACTTTTAAGAGAGTTGGATCTCTTGATCAAGGAGCCATTACTAAAATGGTTCACACTTCTTTTTCTGAATCTAGTGGGAAAACTGGTCCCATTAGCCAAGAAGATATAATTAAGGGCGTAATTGGAACTATGACTGGTCTTCCAATATTTGGAACTCCTAGTTATGGAGAGCTTCCTAAGACTGCTCGTGATCAAATTGAACAATCAATTGCAATGAGTGTTGCGCAAGGTGTTAAATACAATCAAGCAGCTAAAGACGCTGGTCGTGATTTTGTAAACAATTGGACAAAGAGCAATGAAGTTATTGCTGGTCTTGTTGGTGGTACAACATGGATTCAAAAAAATAATGACATCCAAACAGCATATGATTCTTTAACGGGCAAACCAACAAAAGATTATCTAAAGCCATATGTAGAAAAAATGCTTACTGACCGTCTTAATGATGGGCAGAAAGCAATGCTTGGTGAATTGAAATATGGAGATAACATAAAATTAGAACCCACTGGTGGGTCTAATAAAAGTTATTATCTTACGTATTACAAACCAGAAGCCTATGGGTTTCAGCGGCTTAAAGATAAAGATGGCCAGCAATTAATAATTTTTCCTCAGGGTGCAAAAGATGCCTATGAGAAATATACAGCTGCTGAAAATCAATATCGTACTATTACTGGAAGATCTCCAAATGGTGCAGATGTCCAACCAGACATAACTTTTGCTAGCACTCCTAAATCAAAGCAGGGGCAGAATACTGCAATCATTGCTACTGGTACAAATGACTGGGGGCTTCCTGCTGGTCAGGCAATGGATAATGCTGTTGGCAATAATGTTAAACAGATGGTTGATCTTGCTCGTTCGCGTGGTCAGCAGCCTGTTATTGTTATGCCAAATGCTAGCGACCCTAAATTTGCTAATGTGCGCGATTCGATTCAACGTGCAATTAATGACATCGGTGCTGATAAAGTTAAAGTCATTGAAGGAAAATATGATCCAAAAGATCCTGCTCACTTGAACTCTGCTTCTGTAACAGAGATTACTAGTCAGTACAAAGGTGCTGTTGTTTATGGTGACAGCAATGCTGTTCGCCTTGGCACAAGACTTGGGTATGAATCTAAAAACATAAATGGTTTGCAAACTCTTGTTGATGCAACTGGCAATCCCATTGCTCGTGTATCTGCTGGTAGTGCTGCTATCTATGAGACCATGAAGAATCATCCTGTTCCTATTGGTAGTCTTGTTAATCCTGATCCGGTTAACAAACCAGAATTAAAAATTGATCTACAGCATGTTGACCCATTGCCATCAACTAAAGCTCTTATGGGTTATGAAAAGTCCAAACCAGCAATGACTGAAGACAAAAAAAAATTGCTTGATACAATCGGTTCAAAAGTCGGTGAGTATAATCTTGATGATCATACTTCTTATATTCTAAAGACAATTGGCATCGAGTCTCAAATGAATCCAAAAGCCAAGAACCCAAATAGTAGTGCATTTGGTCTTGGACAGTTTACAGATAAGACTTGGAAACAATATGGGCGTGGTGATCGCAATGATCCTGTTGCTCAGATTGATGCGTTTATGCGCTTTACTCAAGATAACATTAAATCTTTTGAACGCGCATATAACCGTAAACCTAGTTCTGGTGAACTTTATTTGTTGCATCAACAAGGTGCAGCTGGTGGAATGGCACTACTGAATAATCCAAATGATAATGCTATGAGTGTTCTTCAACGCATAGGTGTAGGTAGAGAGAGAGCTGTTAACTCAATTTATCTTAATGTGCCAACTGATGCTCGTGCATATGCTGGTAGCATGACTGCAAAACAATTCACTAGTATTTGGATGAATAGGTTCAACTAATGGAAATCACACCAGATCTTGCCGCTGAGTTTCAGAAGCCAGCCAATGAGCAATTTGGTGGGCAATTAACTACGCCAGTACCCACGCCTTTGCCTTATCTTCCTCCAGAAAAACAAGGCATTGGTGGAAACTTTGTAGATATTCTTACCCGCAGTTCTACTGCAAACTTTCTGCAATGGCAGCATGATAATATTTACAATCAGGAAGATGGTAACTTTAACCTTGGTCAGTATCTTAATGAGAATCCTGATCGTAAACCATATGCTCACATATTTGCTGATGCTGAAAACGCTTCTTATGCTGATAGTCGTTGGGAACGATTCAAAGAAAATGAAGCAGCAGATAAACGTGTGGCTGACAGTGAGTCTTTCTATTCCAACATGGCAATTGGAGCAATAACAGATCCAATTAACCTTATTCCAGGAATGTCCATACGCCGAGGTGTTGGGATCATTGAAGGTGTTATCCGTGGTGGTGGATCTGCATTGCCATCTATTGCTGTTGATCAGTTAATTAAATCTAAGTATGACCCTAACTTTACGCTTGATGATGCCAAGCATGAAATGATCTATGGCACACTTATGTTTGGTGCGCTTGGTGGTGCAGTTGGTATGTTGCGTCCTAGCCGTGGAGTAGATGTTCTTTCTAAAGAAATGGCTGCTGAAGCTCGTCGTTTATCTGGAGATGGTATTGGTCCTACAAAGCCAGTAGACCCTCTTAACCCTTCTCCTGACTCATCTGTCACTGTTTTGCATAGCCGTCCTCATGACTCAAATGGTAGCTATACTCCGTTTGAAGTTAAGGCAACTGAAGGTACTCCAACTGGATATGCATCTGCATATGGCCTTGAAAAGATTGCAGCACAGCAAGGACCGTTTGCTCGTCTTGTAAACAGTGGCTATCGTGTCATGGAAGATCTTGGCAATCGTCTTGCTGGTGACTATGGCACAATGTTCAAGCGCAATCAGATTGGTGAGGCAACAGAGCCATCTGCTTATCTTGCATCTGAAGGCTGGCGCGTTATGGCTGGCGATGTGATTTCAGAACTACGCCGTATCCATGCAGCTTATCTTACTGAAGGTTTGGATAGCGCAACGGTTGCTGGTATCAATATCCGTAGCACAATGGCTGGAGTTGCTGACACAGGCCGTAAGGCTTTTGGCATGGCTCGTCCTGATGGCAAATTGCGCTTTGATCAATTCCTTGAAGAAGTCTTTAAGGCTCATAAAGCCGATTCTCTTGCTCATGATAACAAGTATGTGCTTCAGGCAGCGCAATCTATTCGCCCATTCTTTGATGACATTCTTGGCGCACAGTTGCGCTCTGGTTATATCCGTAATGCTGGATGGGCAAGCCGTAGTAAGGCAACACTAATCTCTGAGCGTGTTCGTGTTCTTGAAGAGATCCGCACTCTTGAAGGAAACAAATCACCAACAGCTAATGATAGCGCATTGATTCAACATCAGCGTGAGCACATTAAGAAGTTGGATGCTGAGTTAAATCGTCTTGATGAACTTCTTTCCAATACGACTAATGCGCCATTGCAAGTTGGAGAAAAGACTAATCTTGGTGTAAGTGGTGTTAGCTCTAATAAACCTACGTTGTCTATTCGTGAATATACAACAAATGATGGCACAAAAACTAACTACTTTTTTGATAATGGTAGATGGACTGCTGTTGTAGAAATTAATGGAACTCCAACATTATTTTATTTAAGCACTGGTAGTGGTGGTAAAGCGACAGTTGCTAAAGGTGAATGGTATCCATTTTTTGGCCATGGTCCAGATGATGGGTGGTTTAACAAAGGTTCAGAAAAACAAATAAATGATTTCTATGGAAGTCTTGAACTAAAAAATGCTGCTGATTTGCTTAATAAACAATTAGGAGATGTGCGTAAACTTGGTAGCATGGACCCGAATAGTAGCAATCGTCATCCTTTATTCCAAGATCCATGGAATAAAAATAAATCAGTTGATCCAAATAATTATAAAGATGTTTTCGATCTTTATAATCCAGTTGATCGCGCAAAATCTTCTACTCCTGAGTCATCTAAAAATGTTCAAGATACGCTTGATCGAATTGCAACAAAGAAAAATGTAAATGGTGTTGAGCGTCCTAGTATGCCAATGCCAGCTAATGAAAACTATGCAAAATTTACAGGGCCAGAAAAATTCTATCTTCCCCGTATGTTCATTCCAGAACAGGTTGCTGCAAAAGAAGCAGAACTTCGGAAGATGATGACTGACTGGTATTCTAATCCAGAGAACAATCCTAATGGCACTCCTATGCCAGAGAAGATTAAAGAGCGCGTTGATGCTGAAATCAATGCAATGATGCAACAGACTGTCACTGGTGAACGCGCACCAGAGGGCGGTCTTGGTCGTGCGTTCTTTACTCGTCAACGCTCCAATGACATTCCAAATGAAATGTTCGCCAATCTTGGTGTGATTGATACGGACATTGCTCATGTGATCCAGATGTATGCTCATCGTGCTGGCATTGGCATTGAATATACTCGTGCCTTTGGTAGCCCTGATGGTGAACTGGCATTGTCTCGTTCTCTTGCTCAGGTGGCTCGTGAGAGCAAAGGCAAGACGGCTGAAGCAATTCTAAAGGAAATGCAGAACCTTGGTAATGAGTTTGCAAACTTGCGTGATGGTATGCTCGGCACTGCGTTTAACAATCCAGATGCTATTGGTAAGCGTGAGGCCAACATTATCAAAGCATGGTTTGCATTGACCTCTATGGGTCGTGCAATCTTCTCATCGCTTGGTGAAACTGTTCGCCCAATGTGGGTTCTTGGCATTAAAGAAAACTTTGGCTTCGCACTTAATGCTCTTGGCAACACTGACCTGATTAAGAAGGGTCTTGGTGAACAACGCCAAATGGCAGCAGATATGCATGAACTTGCATTGGGTCTAACTTATCGTCGCCATCAAGAAGGTGGCGTTGATGCTGGCTTTAGTTTGAACAAATACAATCAAGCTCTTGATAAGATCGAAGGCCCACTCAGCTTTTTGTCTCGTGCTCCTCTTTATGTAATGAATGGTGTGGGCATCCTCACTCATTATCAAAAGGCATACACAGGCTTGGTTGCCTCTCACATTATGATTAACAAAATCAAAAATGTGGCTGATGGTGTACATACTCCTAAAGAACTAGAGTTTCTTGCCAGTTATGGCATTTCTGCTGATGATGCAAAACTGATGGCAAAAATGCCTATGGAGACTGATCGAGGCATTAACTTTGCCAACACAGCTAACTGGTCTGATCGGGATCTTGCTCGTAAATTCTATGACTCTGTGACTGGTATTCAGCGTCGAGTAATCAACACTGCTGGTCCTGCTGATAAACCAGCAGTCATGATGGGTATTCTTGGCAAAGGTGCTGATCGTAAAGATGCGTCATTGTTATCAGTTCCATTCCAGTTACGCACTTGGAGCATGGCTGCGACAAACAAAATCATGTTGTCTGGTTTGCAGGGTCGTGATGCTAGCTTTATGTCTGGTGCATTGATGATGCTTGGCGCGTCTTATCTTATGATGGATCTTAGAACGCCAGATAAAGTCTGGAAAGATATGGGCATGGATGAGCGTATTCTTTCATCCCTTGAGCACTCTGGCATCTTTGGTTTTTATGGAGACATGCCACATACACTTGAACAACTAAGCCAAGACAAATTTGGTATACGTCCTGCTATGGGTATGAAACCTAAGTTTGGTCAAATGTCAGATGAGTATACAACTGCTGGTGAATTGCTTGGTCCTGCTCCATCTAAAATGATGGATCTTTATAAAGCATTTAGTAGCCCAAGCGCGACAAGCCGTGATAGATCTCGCGCTGTTGTAAACTCAATCCCGTTTAACAATATGGTTTGGATACCGCAGACATGGCGCAAGATGGCAATGCAAGCTATTGAGTAAACAGTCCATTGACAGCAAATGCTTATGATTGCAAACAGGCAATAGGAGACTCAAATGGCTATTCTGATTAACGACACATCGCCTCGTACTCAATATACAGCGACCTCTGGTCAAACTGTGTTTACGATTCCTTTTGAGTTCTTCTCAAATGCCGATCTTGTCGTTTATCAGAATACAACTCTTAAAACTTTGACAACGCACTACACCGTAACTGGTGCTGGTGTGACTGGCGGTGGGTCTATTACGCTTGTAACTGGTGCTACGACTGGAGATGTCATTACAATTATCCGTGACATTCCTGTCAAGCGTATCACTGATTTCCCTACATCTGGTCCGTTTAATGTCGAGGCATTAAATTCTGAATTGGATCGCTTGACGGCAATGATCCGTGAGCGTGAAGATCAGGTAACCCGTGTTATCTCGATTGCAGAAACAGATCCATCTGGTGATTTATATTTGCCTGTGATTGCTGATCGTGCTGGTAAGGTGTTGGCATTTGATGCAAACGGCAATCCTACTGTGGCTGCGACTGTCGGCACATATGTCGGTCTTTGGGAAGCCTCTCATGTTTATGCCTATCGTGATCTTGTAAAAGATCCTGATAACTCCAACATCTATTTTTGTAACACTGGACATACCTCAACTGGTTCTGCTCCTATCTCGACCAATGCGGATAGTGCCAAGTGGGATCTTGTTGTAGACGCTGCCTCTGCTGCCGAGTCTGAAACAAATGCTGCTGCATCTGCGGCTGCCGCATCTTCAAGCGCATCTGCTGCATCGTCGAGTGCATCTGCGGCATCTAGCTCTGCGTCTGCTGCATCGACAAGCGCAAGCAATGCGTCAACAAGCGCGTCTGCTGCATCTG